CAAAAATCTTCTGTTGATAGCGATGAGATAAAAACTGAAATTTATTATAATCTTAAGTTATTAAATGATAAGTGGGTTGCAGGTCAAGATTTTAAAAGAAGAACATTATTTGAAGACTTTTTGTTCTTAGATAGAGCCAATCGTGATATTGGAGATAAAGTAGTCATCAATATAAATGATCTCAGAAATTACTTAAAAGTAAAAAGAGATTCAACTTCATTGTATAGTTTGGTGGGTTCGTTAATTGAAAATACCAATATGACCTATATGCCCCTTCCAACATATACCAACTTTTATGGTTTACCAGGAAGAGTTTCAGGTTCAGAACCAAATAGAATTGAAAATCTCGCCAATGATTTATTCGGAACACATATGGAAGTTGAAACTGTTGATACCCGACCTAAAATTCTTTTAATTTATGTCGGAAAACCTTCAGAATATTTGGATCAACCCGATAATCCAAATTATGTATTTGCAAATGATGCATTTGATTTATCGGTACCGAATGGTAATGGTGTTGTTTCGGAAAATACGGGTGATCCTGCGGCTTCCAACAGATGTGTTGGTTTTACTGTGGATTTTGGAGTTCCAAATCAAGGGGTATTTAAAGATTTGGATATTGATATGAATACACACAAAAATGCGGCACCTGTATATGATGTACTTGCCCGTATGGGTAGTGAAGCGGGTGGAAAGAAAGTGAGTCAACAATCACAATCATTGTATCAATATTATCAAAGTCTAACATATACTGCAAGTATAAGAACTATCGGTAATGCTCAGATTCAACCAACAATGTATTTTAATTTGAGATATGTTCCGATGTTTAGGGGACCTTATTATATTTTAAATGTTAATCATACTATTGGGCCTGGTAGTTTTGAAACTCAATTTGATGGAATTAGGGTTCCTAAATTTGTATTAAAGAATATTGATAAGCAAGCTGCTAGTGTAAATTTGGATTTGGTTAAAAGGTATCAGGAAAGATTAAGAAACTTAGATATCAAATCAAATACTCGTGGTACGAATGAAAACTCTGTTGATGAAAATACCGCAATACAAGCACAAGAGATTGCGGCACCTGAAGATGCTTGGTTTACAGATCCCGATCAAGGTGTTGAAAAGGTTAATACAGTATTAACTACGGTTCCTATATCAGGAATAACTTCATCTATTGGTGGTTATAGTCTAATAACAAGAATATTCTTATTGGGTACTGCAAAATTAATGAAATGTTCTCGTGAGGATTGTAATGAATTATCAAATGTTTACAATAATAACATTTACAACATTAAACCGTATGAGGGTAATTATCAAAAACCTGGTGGTAATTTATCTTCATATATCAGTGAATATACAAATTACAGTGTGAATGGGTCAAATGACTTTTATGTTTCTTTTGATGATTTTACAGATTCAATTAGATATATGAATTCAAAATTCAGTACATATTTAAATCTAATAAGAGACAATAATCCGAATATTCAAAATGCAGAAGATGATGTATCTGAGGATTTGGCACAATTATGGTATCAGGTATGGGTTGAAGGTAATCCTTATAATCAGTCAATTACCACTACTAATAATCAAATTACTCGTGCAAAACGTTACTTTAAAAATACAATACGAGAACTAATTTAATAAAAAATTGAAAATTTATTGAATTTGGATATATTTATATATAAAAAAGCATGGATACTAAAACGTTACTTGATAATTTTTTAAAAAAAGATACCAGAATCACCGAGAGAGATATGGGTGAAGGTTACAAAGAAGTTTGTGACTTAGATACTGGTGATTGTTATACCGTTAGAATGAGAGACGGATTAATTGAGAGATATGATAATTCAAAACAAATTAACAGAACTCTTAAAGTTGAAACGCCACAGGGAGTAAAGTCCCTTTTAAATGGTTAAAAATATTACAATGTCAATAGAGAAAAAAATATTAGATGAAATTAGTAGATATCAAAATATCTCTAGTTATTTAAATGAACAGGGATTAGGTGAAGTACCTGATGAGGATACACCTGAAGAAGGTGGTGAAATGGATGTTGCGTCTGATGAAGGTGCGGAAGAAATTCCTGAACCTATTGATGTAGAATCAGATCCTGATGTAGAAATTGTAGATGATGAAGAATCTACTGAAGAAACACCTGATATGGGTGGTGAGTCAGCATCAACAGAAGAATTAGACGTTACTGAATTAGTTACAACTCAAAAAAATATTTCAGACAAACAGGATGAATATATGGACACTATGTTCCAAAAATTGGATTCTTTAACAAACAAGTTAGAGGATATGGATAAAATATTAATGAAGATTAATGATTTGGAACAGAAGGTTGAGAAAATGAAACCAAAAACACCAACGGAGAGACTTCAGTTGAGAAGTTTGGATAGTTATCCTTATAATCAGAAACTTACGGATTTTTTTCAGGATAAAGAAAATGAATTAGAGGCATCGGGTAAAAATGAGTATGTGTTAACTTCAGATGATGTTGAAAATTATTCTGAATCAGACATTGCAAAAAGTTTTGACAAACCCTTTGAAGAATTATAATTTACATTTGACATAATCTTTTATTTGTTTATATTTTTGTTGTGTATAAGAACAAATATTAACGAGTAAAAATGAGAAATTATGTCTAAAACAACACTGGATTCTGTTTTATCTCAGTACGAGAAAAACACCCAACGTGCATCATCAAATGGTGCAATGTCACAAGAAGACCGTTTAAAGCGGTATTTCACAACTTATTTACCAAAAGGTAGTAAATCAGGACAAAAACGCGTCCGTATTCTTCCAACTTCAGATGGTACATCACCTTTCAAAGAGGTATGGTATCACGAGGTTCAGATTGACGGAAAATGGACTAAGCTGTACGATCCCGGTAAAAATGATGGAGAACGTTCTCCTTTGTCTGAAGTTTATGAAGAACTGATGTCAACAGGTAAAGAATCGGACAAGAAATTGGCGATGCAATACCGTCCTCGTAAGTTTTATATTGTAAAACTAATTGATCGTGAAAACGAAGATCACGGACCTAAGTTTTGGAGATTTAAAGACAATTACAAGCAAGAAGGTATTTTGGATAAGATTATTCCAATTTGGAGGGCAAAAGGTGATATCACTGATCCTCAAGAAGGTCGTGATCTTATTATTGAACTTGCTAAAGCAAAAACACCAAAAGGTATTGAGTATACTGTAGTTCAAACTGTTATGTATGATGATCCTTGTCCTGTTCACGAAGAAAAAGAACTGATGGATGAGTGGTTAGCAGATGAGTTAACATGGAATGATGTATATGCTAAAAAACCTGTTGAGTATTTGGAGGCGGTAGCACAAGGAGAGGTTCCTGTATGGGATAGTGAATTGAAAAAATTCGTATATGGTGAAGAATCGCAATCGGTAATTGGAGGTTCTTCTTCTTCAGAGTCTGAGGATGAGGATCCACAAAGTTATCAAGATGTGGATGATGAATTACCTTTCTAATTAAAATTAACTTATGGTGCAGGCGATGTCTGCACCATTTTTATTGTTTGAAGATATGTCAATTAAGAAAAAAGAATTTAACTCAATTAAGAAAAAGTTTTCTGCGAGTGCCAAATACAAAAATCAGAGATTTATTGATTTGGGAGAGGTGTTTTTGGATGCGGTGGGTTTACCTGGTCCGGCAATTGGTCATTTAAATATGTTTTTGGGTCATTCAGATACGGGAAAGACAACCGCATTAGTTAAGAGTGCTGTTTGGGCACAACAGAATGATGTATTACCTGTTTTTATTATCACGGAACAAAAGTGGTCTTTTGAACATGCTAAACTTATGGGTTTTGAATGTGAGGAGATGGTTGATCAAGAAACGGGTGAGATTGAATGGGATGGATTTTTTATTTTTAATAATGACTTCAGTTATATTGAGCAAATCACCGATTACATAAATGAACTTTTGGATGCACAAGAAAAAGGTGATTTACCATATGATCTTTTATTTTTATGGGATTCTGTTGGATCAGTTCCTTGTAAAATGACATATGATGGAAAAGGTGGTAAACAACATAACGCCGCAGTTTTGGCGGATAAAATAGGTATGGGTATTAATCAAAGAATTTCGGGTTCTCGCAAATCCACATCAAAATATGAAAATACTTTGGTTATTGTTAATCAACCTTGGGTTGAAATACCTGATAATCCTTTTGGTCAACCAAAAATTAAGGCGAAAGGTGGTGAATCAATTTGGTTGAATTCATCTTTGGTTTTCTTATTTGGAAATCAAAAAAATGCGGGAACCACAAAAATTTCTGCTGTTAAAAACAAAAGAAAGGTTAAATTTGCAACCCGAACAAAAGTTTCTGTTTTAAAAAACCATATCAACGGACTTGGTTATGAGGACGGAAAGATTATTGTGACGGCACACGGATTTCTTTCTGGTAAAGACAGTGCAGAAGAAAAGAAATCAATTGAAGGTTACAAAACGGAAAATTCTGATTATTGGAAAGAAATCATTGGAATTGAAGGTGACTTTAATTTGGTAGTATCGGAAGAAGGAAAAGAAGTTGAATCTGAATCAAGTCAGTCGTGACAAAAACCCTATTGGTTGACGGAAATAATTTGTTTCAAATTGGTTTTCACGGTGTTAGAGAATACTATCACGAAGGAAAGCACATTGGTGCAATCTATCACTTCGTAAACACCATAAGAAGATTTATTGAGGAACATAACTTTAATAAAGTTATTGTCTTTTGGGACGGAGTGGATAACTCTTCCCAAAGAAGATTATTTTATCCTGAATATAAATCCAATAGAAAAGAAACTCTTAATCCACAAAAGAAAGAATCTTATGAATGGCAAAATCTCCGAATTAGAAAATATTTGGAAGAGATGTTTATTCGTCAGGTTGAAATAGATGGGGCTGAGAGTGACGATGCAATTGCATACTATTGTCAGATTGCTGAAGATGAGAAAATTACAATTTTTTCTTCAGATAAAGATCTCACCCAATTAATATCTGAAAATGTTCAGATATATTCTCCAAGTAAGAAAAAGTATTATAAGTACGGTGATAAAATAGATTTATACCACATTTCTATTCCTCACCAAAACATTGCGGTTTTTAAAACAATATCGGGAGATAAATCAGATAATATTGACGGTATACAATATTTGGGTGAAAAAACTTTTGTAAAATTATTTCCTGAATTAGTTGATGATGTCATAAAAATTGAGGATATTTTAGAAAAGGCTGAGAGGTTATTAAGTGAAGACAAAGGTAATAGGGCATTGATGAACTTATTATCAGGAAAAACAAGAAAAGGTGTTTTTGGTGATGAGTTCTTTGAGGTAAATAAAAGACTTGTGGACCTTTCTAACCCTCTTTTGGATGATGAGTCCAAACAAACAATAAAGTCTTATTACGAAGAAGATATTGACCCTGAAAACAGGGGATATAAGAACTTAATGAGACTTATGAGAGAAGATGGTATTTTTAAATACTTGGGTAAATATGATAACGCTTGGGTAAATTTTCTAACACCATTTATGAAATTAACAAGAAGTGAAAAACGTAGATTTAAAACAAAAAAACGTAAATTATGAAAGACAAAAAAAATCTAACCAAATTGGAGTTTATTTTAACTTTGAATGACAACATTGTAGTACAGAGATTCTTCAATGTTAAGGGGTATAATTCTGTTGCTCGTAGAAGCTTAGAATTACAAGAAACCATCAAAGAATTTACTACAGTATTTGAAGATTATTTGAGGGAAAAAACATTAGTTTATATGATGGACAATTATCATCAAATTATTGAAGATCCAACAGTTTTGGATACGGCAAATACGGATGGTCCTGAGTATTTTTACTTAACAATTAAGATTGGAGATGAGACAATTTGTCAGAGAGGACTAGATGCAAAAGTATACCCTCCGAAGGTAAGATATACCGTAGATGTCCGCCCACAGTTAAAAAAGCTACTTAAAGACCTGACTGACATTTTTTCAGGTGAAAATTTTACAACGAAATATCTTGAACATAGTTTAGTTTAGGCATATTTATATTTCACACAAACGAATAAAACTCAGAATATATGTCAACAGAAAAGAACTTCGGATACCTCGGAAATACATTTCAATTACAACTAATAAACAACATCATTTTATACAAAGATTTTTCAAATTCAATTATTGATGTCATAGAACCAAAATATTTTGACAATCAATATTTCAAGTTGATCGTACAGATGATCAAAGAGTACTATAAGAAGTACGAACATACACCTTCTTATGATACTTTAGAACAGATTGCCAAGTCAGAAGTAACATCACATATGGCGAGAAAAATGGTTATTGACACTATCTCAGACATAAAAGATGCACCTGAAACAGGTCACACATTTGTACAAGAAAAGTCTTTGAAATTCTGCAAACAACAAGAATTACAAAAGGTGATGTCAAAAGCACAGAACATCATTGATAAAGGTGATTTTGAAAGTTATGATCACTTAGAAGAAATGGTTAGAGGCGCACTACAGGTTGGTGAAATTGAAACAGGTACAAACGATGTTTTTAGTGATCTGGACGATGTATTAAATGATGATTACAGACACCCAATTCCGGTAGGTGTTCCAGGTATAGATAACCTTATGAAAGGTGGTTTAGCAAAGGGTGAAATCGGTGTTATTTTGGCACCCACCGGTGTGGGAAAAACAACATTCTTAAGTAAGATCTCAAATCACGCTTTTGGATTGGGTTACAATGTTCTTCAGATATTCTTTGAGGATAACCCAAAGATCATTCAAAGAAAACATTTTACGATGTGGACAGGTATCGCTCCTGACAATCTGTCAGAATACCGTGAACACGTTATGGAAAAAGTTAAAGAAATTAAGGAAAGTGCACCAAATCGTTTAATCTTAAAAAAATTACCTTCAGATCAGATGACAATGTCACAAATTAAAAATCAAATCCGCAAGATGATTGCTGAAGGTACTAAGATTGATTTGGTGACTTTGGATTATATTGACTGTGTTTTACCTGATCGTAACTTAGGTGATGAATGGAAAAGTGAGGGGGCTGTAATGAGAGGTTTTGAATCAATGTGTCACGAGTTGGACATCGCAGGATGGACCGCAACTCAAGGTAACCGATCTTCTATTTCATCTGAAGTTGTAACTACCGATCAGATGGGGGGTTCAATTAAAAAAGCACAAGTGGGTCACGTTATTATTTCAGTGGCAAAATCACTTGTACAAAAAGAGATGAACCTGGCGACAATCGCAATTACCAAATCTCGTATTGGTAAAGATGGTATTGTATTTGAAAACTGTAAGTATGATAATGAAATGTTGGTTATTGATACTGAACAATCAAGTACGTTCTTAGGTATTGAAGAACAAAAAGAAGAAAGGAATAAAGAACGAATCAAAGAGTTAATGGCAAAACGCAAACAAAAAGAAGCCTAATTAACCGACAAAAAAAAACAAAGATTATGGAAAGTTTAGTAGACAATGTAAATAAGGATCTTCGTTACGTAATAAAAAGAAACGGAGACAAAGTATTATTTGAAAGTGAAAAAATTGAAATGGCGGTTTTAAAAGCGATGAATAGCGTCGGAACAGTTGACGACGAAATGGCCGAAAAAATTGCAAGAATTTCAACCAAAGCAATTTTCAGAAACAATAAAGATCACGTACCACACGTGGATGAAATTCACGATATGGTGGAAAACAAATTGATGGATAATGGATTAAATGATGTTGCAAAAGAATATATCATTTATCGGGCAAAAAACCGACCAAATATCTTTTCAAAAAGAGTAAACTTAAAACCTTTTGAATATCCAAATTTGAACGAATATGTGGATGCTATTCGTCACTCATACTGGGTTCATACTGAATTTAATTTCACTTCAGACATTCAAGATTTTAAAGTTCATTTGAACGAAAAAGAAAGATCTGCGGTTGAAAGAGCGATGTTGGCTATTTCTCAGATTGAAGTTGCAGTTAAAACATTTTGGGGTGACATTTATAAGAGAATGCCAAAACCTGAAATTGGTAATGTTGGTGCAACATTTGCGGAATCTGAAGTTAGACATGCAGATGCATATTCTCACCTGATTCAATTGTTAGGGTTAAACAAAGAATTTGAAAACTTATTGGAAGTTCCGTCAATTAGAAGAAGAATCAAGTATTTGGAAAAATCAATTACCAATTCAAAAGCGGTTGAGAACCGTGATTACTTTGAGTCTGTAGTATTATTTTCAATGTTTGTTGAGAATGTATCGTTATTCTCTCAATTCTTGGTTATAATGTCTTTTAATAAGCATAAAAATATGTTAAAAGGTATTTCAAATGCTGTTGAAGCGACATCAAAAGAAGAGAACATTCATGCGGAATTTGGTTTTGATTTGGTTAACACGATTAAATCTGAAAATCCAAACTGGTGGACTGATCAATTAGTTGAAGATTTAGTTTCTGCCACTATGGAGGCATATGAAGCAGAAAAAGAAATTGTGGATTGGATTTTTGAGAAAGGGGATTTGGATTTTTTAACTAAATCACAAACTATGGAATTTATTAAACATAGATTTAATATATCATTAAATTCAATAGGTATTGATAGTATTTTTGATGTTAATGAAACAATATTAGAAACTACCGAGTGGTTTGATGATGAAATTTTAACCACAAAACATACAGACTTCTTCAATAAAAGAAGTATTAATTATAGTAAGAAGACAAAGTCTATTACGTCAAACGATTTATTTTAAAAACAATTAAAAAAAGTAAAAATGAAAGAAAGAAAACCTTTTGAATGGATTAATGAAGAGTCAATCACATTTCTTCGTAGAGGATATTTGAGTGAAGGTGAAGAACCTTTGGATAGGATTAGAGTTATTGCTGAGCACGCAGAAAAGTTATTAAATATTGAAGGGTTCGCTGATAAATTTTATGACTATATGGGTCGTGGGTGGTATTCATTATCATCACCCGTATGGGCAAACTTTGGTAAAAGAAGAGGGTTACCTGTTAGTTGTTTCGGTTCTAATATAGGTGATAATATTGAGTCTATTTTATATACTCAAGCAGAAGTTGGTGAGATGAGTAAGATGGGTGGTGGAACATCAGGATACTTTGGTAACATTCGTGGACGAGGTGCAAAAGTAACAGATAATGGTCATGCACCTGGTGCGGTTCATTTTATGAATTTATTTGAAAGTGTGGTTGATAACATTTCACAAGGATCAACTCGTCGTGGTCGTTTTTCACCATATTTACCACTGGAACATCCCGATATTATGGAATTTTTGGAAATTGGTACTGAAGGTTTTCCTATTCAGGATTTAACTCACGCAGTTACAGTAACTGATGATTTTATGAAACAAATGATTGAAGGTGATGAAGAAAAAAGAGCGATTTGGGCAAAAGTAATTCAAAGACGTGGAGAAATTGGATATCCTTATATTATGTTCCACGACACAATGAACAATAAGGCTCCTGAAGTTTATAAAGATAAAGGTGCGAAGATTTATAATTCAAATTTATGTTCTGAAATTGCATTACATAATTCTGAAGAAGAGTCGTTCGTTTGTGTTTTATCATCAATGAACCTTTTACATTATGATGAATGGAAAGATACTGATGCGGTAGAAACGATGGTTTATTTCTTGGACGCAGTTGTTACTGAGTTCTTAACAAAAATTGAAGATTTAAGAGACAATGGTACGATTGAGGGTCAAAGAGCATTCTTTTACTTAGAAAAGGCATATAATTTCGCAAAACGTCAAAGAGCATTAGGATTGGGCGTGTTAGGTTGGCATTCATTACTACAATCAAAAGGATTACCTTTTGATACTAGAGAGACTGCGAGATTGAATGTTGAAGTATTTAAATTAATTCAACAAAAATCATATAAAGCATCTCAAGAACTTGCTGATATATTTGGTGAACCTGAATATTTGGAAGGTTATGGTCGTAGAAATGTTACATTGAATGCGATTGCACCAACAACTTCATCAGCATTTATGTTGGGGCAAGTTTCTCAATCAATAGAACCTTTATTCTCAAACTGTTTTGTAAAAGATGTTGCAAAACTTAAAATTACGATTAAAAATCCGGTACTTAAAGAACTTCTCATTGAAATGGGTAAGGATACCAAAGAGGTATGGGATAGTATTAAGAAAAAAGATGGTTCGGTACAACATCTGGACTTTCTGACTGATGAACAAAAGGATGTATTTAGGACTTTTGCTGAGATCAATCAGTCATCAATCATCAATCAAGCGGCGGTAAGACAAGATTATATTGATCAGTCACAATCACTTAATTTGATGATATCACCTGACATGCCAACAAAGGATGTGAACAAACTTCTTATTGAAGCTTGGCAGTTGGGAGTAAAAACCCTTTATTATCAACACTCTATGAATTCAGCACAGGCGTTCTCTCGTAGAAAATTGAATTTGAATGATTTGCAGTGTGTTGCATGTGAAGGTTAATTTTTAGTAAATAATCACGCAATGTACCAAAAAATGGTATATTGTACGACTAAATACTAAAATTAAGGTTAAGGAAGAAAAAAAGGTCGGACATTGTCTGACCTTTTTTATTTGTTATTTATATAAAATTATGTCCGATTATATTTATGTTAAAATGGCACTAGGAAAAACATATGGAATAAACTTTCCTTTTCGTGAAAGTGATCAAGGTAAGTACCTTTCTTTATCTCAAACAACGGATGAAGAAATAAGGACTGATCTATTGCATTTAATTTTAACAAGAAAAGGATCAAGATATTATCTTCCTGATTTTGGTACTAGAATTTATGAATTCATTTTTGAACAGTTAGACACAATAACTTTTGAATCTATAAAGGCAGATATCAGAGATGCGGTTGATAAATACATACCAAATCTTCAAATAAATGAAATATCTATAAAACCTTATTTGGAAGATGATGAAGCCAAAGGTGAATTAAACTATGAAAAGTTGGGGGGTCAGGTTTTTCGTGTTGCAGGAAGAGGTACAGAAGAATACACAGCAAAACTAAGAATAGATTATAGTTTTAAAGATACCGCTTTTGAATCAAAAGATTTCATTATAATTAATATTTAACAGTAATGGCAAATAGAAAAATATCATACGTAAACAGAGATTTTGAATCATTAAGAACAGAGTTAATAAACTACACAAGACAGTATTATCCAGAACTTATTGATAATTTTAATGATGCGTCTGTTTATTCTGTGTTTTTGGACTTAAACGCTGCGATTGGTGATAATTTACATTACCATATGGACCGTAGTATTCAAGAAACAGTCCTACAATATGCCCAACAAAAAACCTCTATTTTTAACATTGCGAGAACTTATGGTTTAAAAATACCTGGTAACAGACCCTCAATTGCGATTGTGGATGTGAGTATTACCGTTCCTGCTAACGGAGATTCAGAAGATACTAGATATCTTGGAATATTGAGAGCGGGATCACAATTCATCGGTGCCGGTCAAGTATTTGAGAATATATATGATATTGATTTTTCATCACAATACAATAACGATGGTTTTCCAAACCGTACCAAAGTTCCTGTATTTGACAATAATAACATTTTGGTTAGTTACACCATTACAAAAAGAGAAGTGGTGGTTAACGGTATTACAAAAACGTTTAAAAGGGTTATTAATCCTTCAAATGTAAAACCATTTTTTGAGTTCTTTTTGCCTGAGCCGAATGTGTTAAGTATTACTTCGGTTATTGAAAAAAGTGGAACGAATTATCAAACACCTCCAACGTATGATGAATTTATAAATTCACCAAACAAATGGTATGAGGTTGATGCTTTAGCAGAAGACAGAGTTTTTATTGAAGATCCAACAAAGGCTTCAGACCAACCAGGGATTAAAGTTGGGAGATATTTGGAAACAGAAAATCGTTTTGTTTCAGAATTTACACCACAAGGTTTTTGCAAGTTAACTTTTGGTGGTGGAACAACAACACCTGACGAACAATTGGCTCAATTTGC